GATGAGATCTGTAAAGGTGTGTCAGCTTTAGGTAATCTCCTAGATACTATCACTGAACTATACTTGAAAACTATTTATAAGTTAGAGAATCTGGAGTAACTATGCCCTTTATGACCAACGGGAAGCGCGATTACAAGAAGGAATTAAATTGGGAACATACCAAAAAGAAGACCCGAGTAAAGGATCGCGCTCAACGCAATGCAGCAAGGTCTACTGTGGCTAAAGCTAAGGGTACTTCACCTACCAAACTAAAAGGTGATGTTGGTCATAAGAAGGCTGTATCTAAGGGTGGTCAAAATGGGTTAGCTAATCTATTCGTCCAGAACCCAGGACAGAATCGAAGTTTTAGTCGCAAGGCCGACGGGAGTATGAAGAGTGAGCGAAGTAAGCGAGAGTCCAAAAAAGGTTAAGTTCCCAGAACTAAACGCACAGATTTTAGAAGGATTTGCCAGTTCATGCTTAACTCCATACTATGATGACGCAGTGCCCTTTGCTGATTTCCACCGAGAATGGTGGGACCTCTGCTGTTCCCGTGATAAATTTGTTGCTATCGCAGCGCCTCGTGGGCATAGCAAATCAACTACAATTACAATCTCTTACACCCTTGCAACTGTCCTCTTTAGAGAAAGACGTTACGTACTTATTATTGCGGATACTGAAGCACAGGCCGCCCTGTTCCTTGGAACCTTAAAACAAATCCTGTATGACTCAAGCCAGATCCACCAACTCTTTGGTATGGCTATGAACGAGAAAGGAATTGAGTTTGTCAAAGACACTGAAACTGACATCATCGTTAAATTCAACGACGGAGATAGCTTTAGAATCGTTGCTAAAGGTGCCGAGCAGAAGTTACGAGGAATGCTCTGGAATGGTCAACGACCGGATCTTATTGTTATCGACGACCTCCTCAATGAAGAACTTGTCGCAAATAAAGACCGTCGTGATAAACTACGTAGATGGGTCTACGGTTCTCTTATCCCCTGTCGCAGCACACGCGGTATTATCCGCTGGGTTGGTACAGTAATGAACCTGGATGACCCCTTCTGCTCCTTGATGCCTACAGAAACCGCTAAGGATACTGTAGTAGAGGATCTAAAGGTCTGGTCAAAGAAGAAGAAGGGTATGTGGCGCTCTGTCAAGTACATGGCGCACACCCTGGACTACAGCAAACTCCTGTGGCCTCAGCGAAATACTGTGGCTTACTTCAAAGAACTGAAACAAGACTTTGAAGAACAGGGTATCCCTGAAGTCTACGCCTGTGAGATGTTGAATAACCCTGTTGATGATAGCATTCGCTACTTCAAGCGAGGGGATTTCCTCTCGATGGTGCCAGAAGACAAGAAAAAAGACTTAACCTATTACATCACCGCCGACTTGGCGATTTCACTGAAGGATCGTGCTGACTATACAGCTATTCTGGTAGGTGGAATGGACTCAAATGGACAACTACTCATTAAGAATTGTATCCGAGAGCGCCTTTCTGGTGATGAAATCGTAGCAACACTAATATCTTTACAGAAAATCTACAATCCTTTGGCTGTTGGTATCGAGGATACGCAGATTTCCAAGGCTCTTGGGCCATACATCAACAGAACTATGCAGGAGACTGGTGTTTACATGAACATCCTGCAACTAAAGCCACACAGACAGGACAAACTACAGCGAGCTAGGTCAATCCAGGCTCGTATGCGTTCTGGCATGGTCAAGTTCGACAAAGAAGCTGACTGGTGGCCGCAGTTTGAAGATGAATGTATGAGTTTCCCTCGTGCTAAACACGATGACGTGGTTGATGCCCTGTCTTATCAGGGTATTCTAATTGATCTTATGTCTGAAGGTAGGACAGAGGTAGAACTTCACGACGAACAATACGATGAAGATTATAAACAATCCGATCTAGCCGATCAAGGCCGGAACGAAATGACAGGTTACTAATATGAAACTAGATAAGATCTTAGAATCACGGAATATTGCAGAAGATCTAGATGAAGACCAGCTAATCACGATTGGAGGTCAGGTCTCAACTGGATATAACTCAGATTTGGAATCACGCCGTCCGTGGGAAGAAGATCTTAAGAACTGGACAGAGCTTGCTCTACAGGTATCTAGTCAGAAGACATTCCCTTGGCCTAACGCTGCTAACATCAAGTTCCCTCTTCTTGCTACAGCAGCCATGCAGTTCGCGGCTCGCGCCTACCCAACACTCGTACCATCTAATGGTAAGCTTGTTAAGTGTCGCGTAGTTGGTTCCGATCCTGATGGTCAGAAGTCTGCTCGTGCCCAGCGCGTGTCAACACATATGTCCTACCAGATTATGGATCAGATGTCAGACTGGGAAGAGGATATGGACAAGCTCCTAATCGCTCTGCCTATCGCTGGTACTTGTTTCAAGAAGACTTACTGGGATGCACACAAGCAGCGTAATTGCTCCAAGCTTGTGCTACCCAAGTCTCTAGTAGTGAATTATGATTGTCGTAATATCGAGGATGCAGAACGCATCACTGAGGTTGTGCATCTAACAAAGCGCAGTGTTAAGGAACGCCAGAATCAAGGTGTGTTTCTAGATATTGATTTGGGAGATCCACAAGGAGATCCTGACAATAAAACAACATCCGTTAATCAGGCATTCCAGAGAGCCGGGGATGATGATGAAACAACTCCTTATGTATTTCTTGAGCAACACACCTATCTTGATCTTGATGACGATGGTTATCCTGAACCGTATATTGTCACCGTAGAAGAAGCCTCTAAAAAGGTACTACGAATTGTGGCGCGGTTTAATGAAGAGGGGGTAATGGTCAATGACAAGAGCAAGATCTTATCAATTAACGCTATTCAGTATTATACGAAATATGGTTTTATCCCTAACCCTGATGGCGGTTTCTACGACATTGGTTTTGGCCGCCTTCTTGGACCGCTAAACAATTCTGCTAATACTATCATCAATCAACTTGTGGATGCTGGTTCTCTAAGCAACTTACAAGCAGGCTTCATTGGTAAGGGTCTTCGCATTAAGATGGGCGAGGCACGCTTCCAGCCTGGAGAATGGAAAGCAGTTAACGCCGTTGGTGATGATCTGAAGAAACAGATCTTCCCCCTACCTGTTCGTGAGCCGTCCCAAGTATTGTTCAATCTACTTGACCTACTACTTAAGTCTGGTAAAGAGCTGGCCTCTGTGGCAGAGATCTTCGTTGGTAAGATGCCCGGTCAGAACACTCCTGCTACGACTACAATGGCTTCCATTGAACAGGGTATGAAGGTATTCACTGCTGTCTATAAGCGCGTCTATCGTGCATTGCAGAGCGAGTTCCGCAAGATCTATCGACTTAATCGTGAGTACATGAACCCAGAGGAAACCATCTCTGTCCTAGATGAACCTGTCCAACAGGAGGATTATAGAGGCCCAGAGGATGATATCATTCCTGGTGCTGACCCAACCGCCGTATCTTCACAAGAGAAACAGGCTAAGGTGCAAGCACTAATGCAAATCCTGCAACTGGGTACTCTAGATCCAATGGCTATTACTCAGCTATACCTAGAGGCGCATGAGATCGCAGAGCCACAGAAGTACATGAAACAACCTAGCCCACCACCCCCTGATCCAAAGGCAGAAGCCTTGAAGATGAAGGCGCAGATCGACGCTCAAAAGGCACAAAGCGATATGCAAATGGCGGGTGCCAAGCTTCAGATGGAAGGTGCTGCCAAAGAGCAGGAACTTGCAATGAAGGCTCGGATGATTGACATGGATCTTAAGGCCAAGCAATTAGAAGCTGGTCTAAAGGGACAAGAAGCACAACTAAGGATGCGGCAGTCTAACCAAGAACATCAGTCTAAGTTAGTCCAGCAGCATCAACAGAATCAAGTTAGTTTAATCACGCAGGCCCAGAGCCATGCACAGAAGATGCAACAGCAAAAACAAATCTCAAAGGAGAAAGTAACGAATGGCAATTCTAAGCCAAAGTGAGTTTATTGACTGGAAGATTAATCCAGTTACCCGTGCGTTTTTCGAGGCTGCTAACGAACGTATTGACGAAAGTAAAGAACTACTCTCTGTCAGTGCAGGACTAGATGCTAACCAAGATAGATTTCTTGTTGGCATGATTCAAGCCTACCGCGAACTACAGGATTTCCGTCTTGAGGATCTTGACAATGATTAAGCTCCTACTACATACGGTACTTGTAAAGCTAGATGAGCCTGAGCTAAAGACAGCATCAGGGATTATCATTAGCATCGACGAGAAGAAAGAACGCAAAGCTGTTGAATACGGCACTGTGATCCAAGTTGGACCCACAGCTTTTAAGGACTATGGACGAGACTCCACTATTCTGAAAGAAGGTGATCGTATCTCCCTTAACCGCTATGCTGGTAAGGGTGTTGTTGATTCTGATGAACAAGAGTACGTTGTCGTAAACGACATTGACGTTCTCTGTGTGATTAACTAAGGAAAATAAAATGGGTGAAGAACTCCAAACTGCCTCAGCGGTAGTGGAACCTGTAGTAACCGATGCACCAGAGCAAACCTCTGACCAACAACCACAACACCAAGAACCCTCATATGAGGATCAGGCTAAGCAACAAGGTTGGAAACCTAAGGAAGAATACGAAGGTGATCCAGCTAAGTGGCGTCCTGCCAAAGAGTTTGTGGAACGTGGTGAACTGTTCAACAAGATGGACTCAATGAACAAGGATCTTAAGGATACGCGTAAAGCCCTTAAGATGCTACAAGAGCACCACACCAAGGTCAAAGAGACTGAGTATAACAATGCCCTGAAAGAACTTAAGGCACTGCAAAAGCGTCATCTAGAAGAAGGAAACTCAGATGGTTATCTAGAAACCACTGACCTACTCACAGATCTAAAGGCCGAACAAAAGGCCCGCGAAGTTGTTCAAGAGACAACCCCTGCTCAACCAGATCCACGCTTCACCGCATGGGTAACTGAAAACAGGTGGTACTCCAGTAATCAAGAGATGCGCGAGTTTGCAGATACTTTGGGTATCGGCTACCGTGAACGTAACCCAGATAAAGATCCTGAGGATATTCTGCGTTATGTTACAGAACAGGTTAGGACTAAGTTCAAAGAACGTTTTACTAATCCTAATAGGAATAAACCCTCTAGCGTAGAGGGAGGCAGTGCACCAGCAGGTAAGAAGGATTCATTCGAGCTTACGCAAGAAGAACGTAAGGTAATGAATGCCTTTGTACGCACAGGTGCAATGACATCAGAAGAATACATTAGTGATCTAAAGAAGATTAGGGGAGTCAAGTAATGAATGAGAAAACAGTGAAAAGTACACGTGTAACACGCAAGCCCTTGGCGCAACGAGGACCACAAGCAATATCAGGGGATAAAGATCCCAATCATGTATATCGCTTTGTGAATGATACTGGTAGTCGTATTGAAAACTTTAAACAAGCTGGATACGAACTAGTAACAACTGACGAGCTAACTGTTGGAGATGCTCGTGTATTTGATAACACTGATCTCGGATCAACCAAACGTGTAGTCAGCAATGACGGCACGACCTCCTATCTAATGAAGATTAAGAAGGAATGGTACGAAGAGGATCAGAATGCAAAGGCTGCTCTTGTTAACGAACAAGAGAAAGCTATGACAAATGAGGCTTCTTCTGGAATGTACGGTTCACTGAAAGTAAATCGAGACAAGTAAGAGGCCATAAAGAATCTGAAAGGATTTATGAATGGCAAACGTTTCTAAGATTAACGGGTTCCGTCCTGTTAAACACGTTACCGGCGCACCTTATAATGGTCAATCCAATATTTATGGTGTCGCTTCTGGTGACTCAACCGCCCTATTCGTAGGTGACGTTGTAAAACTCGCTACTGATGGTAACGCTGATGGTATCCAATATGTAACTGCACATGCCGCTGGTAGTGCTGGTGTTGGTCAACCCGCCCTTGGTGTTGTTGTTGGTGTAATTAATGGTAAGCTTGATCCTGTCACTGGTCGTATGAGTGGTGGTTCTATTGCACTTGATACTCCACAGTATCGTGCTGCTTCTACCGAAGCTTATGTTCTTGTTGCTGATGCTCCTGATGTCATCTATGAAGTTGAAGCCACTGCTGCTGGTTCTGCTCACGCCTTTGCTGTTGCAAGCATTGGTCAGAACGGAAACATCTTCGCTGGTTCTGGTTCAACTATCACTGGTAACTCACTCCACTCTTTGAATATGTCTGATATCGGCACTGCCGCTACTCTCCCATTCAAGATTGTTGGCGTCTCCAAGAAGATTGATAACGAAGTAACTGGTAACTATACCAAGGTTCTCGTGCAAATTAACAATCACCAGTTCAAGTCTGTCGGAACTGTTGGCGTTTAACGGAAAGGTATAGAAAATGTCCGGTGTTATTACTAGTTCAAGCTTTGCCAAGCTACTTTGGCCTGGTCTCAATTCCATCTACGGTAAGTCTTATAATGACTATCCTGTTGAATGGGACAAACTGTTCGAGAAAAACTCTTCTGATCGTGCATACGAAGAAGATCTCGGTCTAAGCTCTTTCGGCCTTGCTGCCGTTAAGAACGAAGGCGCTCCTATCCAGTATGATACTGAGCGTCAAGGCTTCACCTCACGGTACAACCATGTTGTGTACGCACTTGGCTTCATCATCACTCGTGAAATCTACGAAGATGACCAGTATGGTAAAGTCGGTGCCCAAAAGGCTAAGGCTCTTGCTCGCTCCATGCGTCAAACCAAGGAGATTGTTGGTGCTAACGTTTATAACCGTGCCTTCTCTGGCTCTGGTTTCCTAGGTGGGGATGGCAAGACTCTTCTTGCTACCGATCACCCGAACGTTGCTGGTGGTTCTTTCTCTAACGTCATCGGTACTGCCGCTGACCTTTCAGAAGCAGCCCTAGAACAAGCTGTCATTGACATCGCAGGTTTCCGTGATGATCGTGGTCTGCTCATTGCTGCAAAGCCTGAGAAGCTTGTTATTCCTTATCAACAAACCTTTGAAGCAAAACGTATCCTCGGTTCTGATGGTCGTGTTGGTACTGACCTGAATGATCCTAACGTCCTCAAGGACATGGGTATGTTCAGCAACGTTGTTATTAACCACTACCTCACTGATGCCGATGCTTGGTTCATCCTGACTAACGTCAAGGATGGTCTGAAATACTTCGAGCGTCGTGGTGATGCCTTCGAGATGGATAATGACTTCGATACCGAGAACGCAAAGTTCAAGGCTACTGCTCGCTACTCTTTTGGTTGGTCTGATCCTCGTGCAATCTACGGTTCGGCTGGTGCCTAATTAATCTAACTCTCCCTTCGGGGAGGGTTTTTTCCAAAGGAAATAATTATGGCAGCTTATGGCATTGGTCCCGCAGGTGTTAGTACAATTACACCAGCAGCACGGGACCCGTATGTAAAGATGGGAAAGGTTGAAGTAGCAGACGGTACAACCGGCTTTGCTGCTTTTGGTCTTCCAAAGTTTGCAGTTGTTGTTGGTATCTATACCCTATGTACTGGGGCAAACGCTACTCAGACTATCAACGTTGGTTTTACTAATGGTGGTGTTGAACTGGCTAGTGCTGTTCCAACTTCTACTGCTGGTTATGCAGCAGTTGGTAGCGCCCTTGGTGCTTCTGGTGGTGTTCAACTAACTGAAGACAAGACTGTGTATCTCAAGGCAAGCGTGACTCTAACCAATCCGGTTATTGTCAAGGTGGAATACATCATCCCACCACAAGGTCTATCTCTGTAACAGAGTAAACTCTATAGGGAGTATATTGTTTAACCACAGTATGCTCCCTATTTTTTTAAGGAAATGAAATGCGTCCACAGGTAATTAGTCTTACAGGTACAGGAACAACGGCGTGGATTCCGCTTGATTATAAACAAAGCCCATTCAATGTTGGTCTAGGTGCTGTTGTAAACGGCACAATCACTTTTGATATTGAACATACCTTTGATGAGGTATTCGATACAGCAGTAACCCCAACAGCGTTTAAGCATTCTACTATGACTGCAAAGACCGCAAACTTCGATGGCAATTATGCTTTCCCTATTCGTGCAGTGCGGATTAACAATACCGCTGGTTCGGGTAGTACAACTCTAACAATCCTACAAGGACTCCGATAATGAATATTCAAGACATTGCTGATTTCATTGATCTTGTTAAGAATCCAGCTAAGTATGAAAAGATTCTTAAGAACCTACAAGACGAACAAGCACGCTTGAATGCTGCCGTTGAGACTGTAGGTAAAGCTTCTGAGCTAGACTCTCTCCGCAAGGATGTAGAAAAACAGCGTGATAAACTCGAATCAGTTTATACCCAAAAGCTAAACAAGCTAGATTCAGAATACAAAGCTAAACTAGATGTAGTAGAAAAACTACAAACAGAAGTAGAAGCTAAGTCCGCCACTGCTAACGCAGCTCTACAAGAAGCCAATACACAGACTATTGCTGCTGCTGAACTTACTCAATCTTGCGTTCTTCGTGAGAAGGCTCTAAGCAAACAAGAGAAGCTAGTCGAGGCAATGAAGGCAGAACTTGGTGCTAGTGTTACTGAGTACAACGAGAAGCTCAACAAGCTTCGTTCAGTGATGGCCTAACATGGGTGTCTCAGCAGAACAAGCCTCTGATAGACTATTAACGTTACTACTTGATGAAGCTTCTGCTACTGTATCTTATATAGGTGAGGCGGCTCCTGCCTCCTCTACCTCTGGTGCTGTTTGGCGGATTCGTAAACTAGATACAACATCAGGCGTTAATCTTCTCTATGCAGATGGTAATACGCGATTCGATAATGTTTGGGATAACCGAGCATCACTAACATATACAACCTAAGGATTAAAGATGCCTACTGCTTCTTATACAAAAATCACTACAGCTAACGAGGATCTATTGGAGGGAATTAACTCTGGTTCTGACCAATGGGCCATTGCACTAACTAATACCTCTCCTGGTAGTAAGGTCTTTACTTCAGGTACTACTGACCTAGCAACCTCTGGTGGCTATACTGCTGGCGGTGCCAACGTAACCACAACCTCCTCTGGTATGAATGGTTCAGACTTTGTTCTTGTTCTTGCTGACCCTGCTGTATGGACTGCTACTTCTGGTGGCTTCACATTCCGCTATGCGATTCTGGTAAACAAGACTGTGCTGCAAGGCGCTCAAGGTACTAATGTTGCTTACTGGGACTATGGCTCCTCGCAAGCCGTTGCTGCCGGTGAAACCGTAACTGTCGATCTAGATCAAACTGCAACAGTTGGTGTCTTTAAGGTAACTTAATATGGCTATTACTACACTGGATGGTGCCCTAGCTGGGATGAAGCCACCCGAGTATTATGCAAAGGCAGTGACAGGGACAATGGTTGCTGGTCGTCCAATTAACATTAACTATCTTGCAGGTATTCCTGGTGCTATGGCGGCACCGGCTCCTGGTATGTCTGGGGCGGCTCTTACCGCCTATGCCGGTCAGATCCCGATCCCAGCGGCTTCTGGTAATACACATCTAGCACGATTCTCTGGGGTATCATCTGCTCAAGGTGGTATCTTAATGCTGTGTGATAGACTTTGGCACAACTCTGGTGTTGTTGTCACTACAACCACAGCACAAACTGTTACCAGTGCTGCTTGGCCTGCTCGGGATAAGAATGGATCTACCAACGGTGTTGGTGTCTATATTGGACTAGAGATCAGTGCTGCTACTGGTGCTGGTGCTGCAACCCCAACCATTAGTTATACTAATGATGCAAATACATCAGGCAAGACTGGTTCAATGCAGGTCGCCTATGCGGCATCGTCGGCCCTTGGCACATTCTACCCATTCACGCTGGCTGCTGGTGATACTGGAGTTCGCAGTATTCAAACTGTTACCCTGTCAGTATCCATGACCTCTGGTTCTGTGAGTCTGGTAGCATATCGCCCATTGGCTATGATTGAGCTTACTGCGGCAGGGCTACCAAACGCTATTGATGCCTTGACTGGCGGTTTACCTAGGTTGTATGATACCTCAGTACCATTCCTACTTTACATACCACAAACAACAACTACAAGTTTAACAACAGGTACAGTAGTTTA